GTTCCGTTTCATTTCGTGCGATGAAGTCCAAGACCTCATGTGGCACGTTTGGATTCGCAATGATGTGGCTCTTGACGATGTGGTCGGGATCCTGCGCAAGCTGCATCATCGTTTCCTGCGAGATATCACTGTTCGCCGCGAGATGCTGGCGGACCTCCTTATCGGAATCTGGTAGCAACCGCGCCTGAACCTCAGGCGAGATTCCGGATCGGGAGGCAATCGCCTGCTTCAGGGAGAGAGCCTCGGCCTGCGAGATACCACGAAGAACATCGTTATAATCTCGTATGTTGCTCGCAGCTGAGTTTATCTTCTGTCGAGCGGGTGATGGCCCCTGTCTCGAGAGGACGTGGCTTCTCATGATCGACATGATCTGGTCATGATGCTCACCGAACTCTCTCGCCACCCGTGCAGGCGTCAGAGCGTCGTTGTGACCATCGACGGTCGGATTCCTCCGAGGATCAGCCCTGAACTCAGGGGAACCATCGTCGTTGTACCCGAAGATGAGTATGTCGTCCTCGATCGGGTTATCGCCACGCATAACCGTGAAGATCGAGTAATCGGAAGCGTAGTTGTAGAAGAGGTTCGAGGCATCAGTTCTCGCGATGCAGACATCGGCCCTGGGTTCATCCGTCCCAGGCTTGAGCCCGATGATATTGCAGCTGCTCTCACGGTCGGGAGCCTCATAGATCTTCCAGGGTCCGACCTCTGCGATCTTGTCCTTCTCGGTGCTCTGTGATCTATTGACTTCGATACGAGGCTTTTTCTTCTTGTTAAGCCTGGAGACCTCTAGCGCGTCAGCAACCGTCATCATCGTTGGGTCAGAAAGAGTCTTCCACGACCTATCGGCTAATGGGAGCTTCTCGTCGATCAGGTTCCTGAAGTACTCGTTCGTATTGTACTTGTCAGCCGCGCCGAGTGGGTAGTTCTCTACAGCGTCGAGAGCATTATCAAAACTGTCGGTTTCCCGACGGATCGGGTTGGGTCCGTAACGCGCTGCCAACCAATCGATCCATCTGTTCTGTAACGCTCCGATTCTGGCAGCATGCTGCGGGTACTTTTCGATCAGGTATCTCTGATCGCTCTTCACACTCTCGAGTAGAACACTCTCGATCAGGAGCCGGAGCTGGTGTCTGGGAATCATGCTCCCTAACTATTTCCATTGCCGAGTGTCTTCTTCAGATGATCATGATAATCGTTGAGAGCGTGATCGTTCGGTTGCACCGCGCGCCAATCTCCGAGGATGAAGATGCGGTAAGCATCGTCACCGTACTTACCGATGCCGTGCAGCTCCTTCGCCTGCTTCCACCCACCAGCAGCGTACTCCGCTGACATCCGCTTGAGGGTCTGCGTCCGCTTCCGCTGCATACCGAGCGGGGTGATGAGAGCTTCGAGATCAGCATCAGGTGCTGCGGCAAGAGACTGTGGCGTCGGCCAACGTTGGAACATCTCCTCGACGACCGGCTCCATCTGGGCACGCTTCGTCAAGTTGAGACACAGGCAACAAACGAGAATTTTCCAGCCATCAGGCCAGTACTTTTCCTGGATAAGACCGAATTTCGGGGGTGTCCACATACCATTATTTTAGGTGGACAACCTTTACTTTACAAGAGCGTCAGCCCACGCCCTCGAAGCCGTTTGATCCTGTGATCGTCAGGAAATTCCTGTTTGGAACGCCTGTGAGACCGGCGATCACTGAGTACGAAATCGAGGCACCCGTCGAGCTCGAGACAAAGAGACGGTCAGTTCTGATCTCACCCGTGTAATCGCTACCAGAGGGAACCACGAAGTAGTTCGTTCCCTTCACTCCGAGCTCGGTGAAACCGAATCGAAGAGGGGTCGAGCTGGTGTTTTGCACCGTGAAAAATCTCGTCACGAACGGAAACGAGATCTGATTGACAGTCGTCACTGCCGAGGAAGTGACAAACGGAACGGCCGAGACCTGGTAGGCGGGAACGTATCCCTCGTGCATCACTGGGTTATTTAGACTCATGTTATCTCTCTGGGTTAACTATTACGCTGGCTCTCAATATGGGGGTTGAAAAGTCTCTGGCGTTAGATTCTCATGCCCAAAAGCTTCAATAGTGTGCTCGAAAGGATTCTCCGGAATTTCCTGCACAAGCCTCAGCATCTGGGTGGCAAGATCACGAACCTCCTTCTGCGCATCGCTCTTCATCCGCAGATTGAGGAAATGGTTGAAAGATCGCCAGTTGAACATCACATCCATCGTCACTTGATTGCCATAAGGCAAATAGAAACGAGCTGATTCCTTCGCGCGCTTTCGATCCATTCCACCGTCAACGAGACGTTGCAGGGTATCATGGTAACGCATGATCGCGTCCTCCATGAACGCGATGTACTTCGCACGCTCGACCAGGGGCCAGTCGGAAGGTACAACGTACTTGTCGTCCTTGAGCTCCTTGTAACGTGCGGACTCGCCATTGATCGAGACGCCGATCCGATGCTTCAGCAGGTGAACATGGGTCGCGGTGTCCACGGTCACCAGGAAATGCAGTGAGCTCTTCTCGAAGGGAGTCTCGTGTCCGTTCTCGGCCAGCATTTTAAGGAGTTGCGGGATCCGGGATCTCTTTTCCTTCGTGAGTTCCCGGCTCGTGCTCGTCCACGCTGACATCGCGTGAGCCTCGTCGCCACCATACCAACCGACCAACTCCACCTTGTTCTCTTGAAATGGCATTTCTTAACTTGCTCCTTACGTGCTTGTCCCAAATGATCTCAAATGTCCACTGAAGCAGTGTCAGTGTGGTGCCCGTGATCAAAACGATTCCTGCCGAATCTCTCACGTTGCCTGTGAAAAAATAAGCTATCGAGAAGCCGTAACACATGGAGAACATCCTCCACGTTACAACCTTCGTCAGCAGCTCGATCTTGGCAGATTTCACTTAGTCCAGCGTGTACTTGAGATCGATCTTGCAGGTGAGGGTCGGAATCCGCAGCTCGTTCACGATGTTGTGACCCTTCGCCTCCTGACCGTCAAGGTACCAGTCGGCGTGACCACGCTCATGCACGAGCTTCAGGAAGTAATCCGAAGGCTTACCACAGTTACGAGCCATCATCTCGTAAACCTTCTTGTTGAGTCGATCGACTTCCTTCGCATCAGCCTTGATCTCCTCGACCTTGCCGAACGCTCCGCTGGAGACGTCGTGAATCATGAGTGTGGCGTCCGGATCCATGTAACGCATTCCCTCTGCACCGAAGCTGAAGAGGAGAGCACCGCAGCTCATGGCCTTACCCTCGACAATGGTCGCCACCGGAATCCGGGACGACTTGATCGCACCGATCATCGCCATGAGGGAGTAGACCTGACCGCCGTAGCTATCGATGACAACGGGAATCACCGACTGGCCAGTATTCTGAGCCCTGCTGATAAGATCGGTGAACTCCTTCGCTGATTCCTCGTCGAACTTGTTGACCCTGATAACGATGGGATCAACGCGAAGTTCGACAGACTTGATGTGATGAGAAACATCTGCGATAAAATTCACTGCATACCCCGCTTGTGTTAGGTTAATGATTTCTTCTTCTAGTTCTTCTTCACTTGCACTTCGAGTAACCGCACGACTTGCAGGAGAGGCAGCCCTCCTGGTAGACGAGCTCGGGATTACCGCACTCTGGGCATCCCTTTTCTGACGATTTGGTACCATCCTTGATGTATCCCTTGAGGACCCGGGCAATTACCCTGGCGAATGAAAACATATCACTATTTTTGTCTTTTTGCAACTGCTCCACAACATAATGGAGCGGAACATCGTGACGTAGAGCCAGGGAGATAGTCCTCGTGAAAGCCCCCTGGGTCGGGTTATCGAACAGGTTTATGATATCCTTGAAGACGAGGTTGTCATCGTCTCCAACTGGAACCTGCAGGTTGTAGGTTGTGATACCTTCCCGCTTTCCATTCTTGACTAGCATCCCCGACTTGTACTTCTTCGGGATCTCGATGTTCTCAGGAATTCCGCAGAACACCTCATAGGGCTTATCATCGAGCAGACCCACGAGAACCAGCCAGGACTCTGCGTTATCACCGTTGCGGATCGAGGCACGATGGATATCACACTCGAGTGACTTCGACCTCTTCGGTGCAAGACGACCGTCCTCGGCTTTCTTCTCCTTCTTAGGTTCGTCGACCTGCACTAGAACACCTGTTCGGCATCCGTCGCGGTAAACCGTGAACCCCTTGCAACCGGATCGCCATGCCTTGAGGTAGACATCGTTGACGGTCTCGCGGGTCGCCGAGTTCGGGAGGTTGCAGGTCTTGGAGATCGAGTGATCGATCCACTCCTGCGCGACAGCTTGGATCTCGACCGACTTCACCCAGTCGATGTCGTTTGCCGTCGCTCCCCAGTACGGGCTTTCCTGCGGATCGGTCTTACCGGTGACGTCCATCCACTTCTTGAACCAATGATGGTAGACAGTGTACTCCTGCCACTTGTCGCCAAGAGCATCAGTGAAGTCATGGCGTGATGTTAGGTCACCCTGTGTGATCTTACGACGACGCTTGTAGGAAAGAAGGAATGCAGGCTCGATACCGGAGGTCGTGCGTGTGAGACATGAGACCGAGCCCACCGGAGCTGTGGTGGTGAGAGCGATATTACGACGCCCTGTGGTCCTCCACATGTCTGTGTACTCACCGTTACATGCAGAGATCACCTTCTTCAGGTAGGTGTGATCCTTCTCCTTCTCGTAATCGAAGACTGGGAACGCGCCGCGTTCCTTTGCCATGATGAGGGAGGAGCGATGGGCTCCAACTGCGAGAGCCTTGTAGATCTCTCTGGTGATATCGATCGAGCAAACGTCACCGTAGCGTGCACCTAACGCTGCGATCGCGTCACCGAGACCTGTGACCCCGAGTCCCGTTCGACGACCGTTAAGGCCAGCTGCGAGGATCTTGTTCCACAGCTGACGTTCGATCGCCTTCACATGCTCGGGCTGCGGATCATTCTCTATCTTCTCGAGGATCCGATCCACGCACTCGACCTCAAGGTCTACGAGATCGTCCATGAGGCGCTGAGCCTTCATAACGACATCATTGAATCGATCGAAGTCAAAAGCTGCATTGTCAGTGAACGGGTCTCTCACAAACGACGTAAGATTAACCACCATGAGACGACAGCTGTCGTACGGGCTGAGAGGTATCTCTCCGCAGGGATTCGTGGAGATTGTCTTGTAGCCGACATCTCGGTAACAGTCCACGATTCCATTGTTCACTACCGTGTCCCAGAAGAGAGCTCCGGGTTCAGCAGATGCCCAAGCAGCATCGACGAACTTGTCCCAGACCTGCTTTGCGTTGACCACCTTCGTGATCTCAGCCTCCTCGGGACTGTGCTCGACGGGCCAACGAAGGGTGAAATCAGAACCGCCCTCGACCGCACGCATAAACTCGTCCGTGAAACGGATCGAGATGTTAGCACCCGTCACCTTTTTGAGGTCACGTTTGATGTCGATGAAAGTCTCGATCTCGGGGTGCCGGCAGTCGATCGTGAGCATGAGTGCCCCACGTCGTCCACCCTGCGCTACTTCACGACAGGAGTTCGAGAAGCGCTCCATGAAGACACCGATGCCATCAGTGGTGCGGGCAGCGTTCGAGGTCGGCTGACCCTTCGGACGAATGGTGGAGATGTCGAACCCGACTCCACCACGACGCTTCATGATTTGTACCTGCTCCTGATCGGTGAACAGGATACCCGCGTAGCTGTCATGGGGCTGTTCCACAACAAAACAATTTGATAGAGACTGAAGTTGATGAGGGTTCCCGATACCAGACATCGGTGATCCCTGAGGCACGACCTCGGCAAACCCCCTGAGCAGGTCGTAGATCTCGCTTTCTCCCATCGGGTTCGGATACTTCGCTTCAATCCGAGCGAACTCCTTCGCCAGTCGACGATGCATCATATCAGGATCGACCTCAAGGATGCTATCGTCCTTGTCACGAAGCGCGTACTTCATGAAGACATCGGGTGCCAGTTCGTCATTCTCGAAGTAGGCCGTGGTCCTCTCAAGGACCTTACTCTTGCTGTAAGACATCATTACTCCTTACTTGCTTCCAGTCACTTCCTGCCATTTCTTGCGCAGGAGTTTCTTGGCGTCATTGTTTTCTTGTGTCATCGATTCCTGTAGCGTCAAGCTGTTCTCGTCCAGAATCTTTATTCTAGACTGGGACGTGTCGATGTGAATAGGAAAGAGGATTCCGTCCCGGCCGGCGCGATTCTTCGCCACGAAGAGACGACCGGAGCCGTCAGCTTTCTCGCTCGGCTTGCGGGAGATCGAAACGACCACGTCAGCGACCATCGCCTTTCCGTAGGCCTCACTCATGTTCTCAAGACCGACGACGTCGGAGGATGATGCCTCGCGGTTTGCCTGGGACGCGGTCCAGATCGGAATGTTGAGCTCCATCGCAAGGTTGCGAAGTTCCTCGTAAACGAGCTTCAGCTCATGACGAAGGGAGTCGAAAGTTCTCGAGGAGCGCATGATGTCAGCGTAATCGATGATGATCAAGCTCGGAATGAATCCTTTCAGGTTGAGCTTCTCAATGTGGTTGCGCAACATCTGAACGGTTGCCGCGCCAGTCGGGTATTCCTTGATGATGAGACGACCGAGGTCCATCGTTTCATAGTTCTTGAGAATTTCATCCTTCATGTCCGGCACGTCGTTTGAAGGAACCCCACAAAGGTTCGAGTCATAGCGTAGACCGACCGCCGTTTCGGTGAGCTCGAACGTGTAGTGGACGACGTTCTTACCCATCTTGAGAGCGTGAGCTCCCATCGCCGTGAGCCAGTGAGACTTACCCACGCCGGTTGGCGCTACAACAACACCGAGCTCGCCACGACCGAGACCACCACGTAGGATGTCCTTACCATCGAGAACCTCAAGACCGGTGGGACATGGGTTACGATTGATCTTTACGAACCGAGCTTCGGCATCCTCGAAGAAATCATGACCCGTTGAGTTCGCCATGCCAACCGAGACCGCCTTCTTCATCAGGTCGACAACCGATTCGAACTTGTCAGTTGCCACCATCTCGACCGCCTTCTCAAGGGCCTCGCGGAATGCTTGCCGCTTGCAGAAATCGAGGGACTTCTCCTTCACGTAACCCATATCGCCCGGGTCGGGATTCGCCCGCATACGATGCAGGAAATCGATGATCTGATCCTTCAGGATCGCATCAGGACCCTGCTGCAGATCCTCCTTGATGATTGACACCAGGAGCTGCATCGTTGGGAAGCACTTGAACTTCTCGAAATGCTTGAAGTAACGATCCGTGAGGAACGCGAGGTACTTCAGGTCAAAGTAATCAGGTCGCATAACCTCAACCATCTGGGCAGCCCAGACATGATCGGTTAGCAGACTCTGAAAGATCTTTTCCTGAAAAGACTTTCCATACTGACGAAACAGGGCTTCGCCAGCGTTAATCTCGTTGGAGGACATGAGCTCTCTTAAGTATGAAGGAGTTGGTTCGTCAGCTGAAAGAAAATTCTTTCACGATCAAAGTTATTGATTCCGGACTTGACCAGTAGCCGGAGATATTCCATTTTATTGGCCTCGGGCCTAAATGATTCGAGCCCGGAATCGATTTTCCCAACCTGGGTTCCCGACAATGATGTTACATCGAGATACATCAGCTGCCAGTTTAGACGAGCAGCCGCAGCGCCCTCGACAATGTTTCTGAAGAGCTGCGGACCTTTCGGGGTCGCGCGTTCTCCCGCGAACTTCACGATGTCCTCGGGGTAAAGAATCTCATCGCTTGCGATCTCAGGAAATCTCTTCGCCATCGTCTTCCAGCCCGCACCCTCGATCCCTGGGATGCCATCGGATCCGTCACCGACGAAGCACCGGGTCGCGATGAAGTTCTTCGCGGTGCACCCGAATCGTTCGACAACGTCAGGTGACGAGACAAACATCTTGGACGTGGGACTCCAGATCCTGACACGATCATCGAGAAGCTGGTAGTAGTCCTTATCAGATGAGACGATAACGCAGGGATCCTCCTTCAACCTGTAACGGGCGATGTAAGCGATGACATCATCAGCCTCACAGTCGGTGACGTAGCTCTGCTGGATAGGAAGAAGTTTTAGTATCTGAACGAGGGTTGCAACCTGCCAGTTCCTGTTCTGGACGGTGTCAGGTATATCACCCTCATAGTATCGATTAAGCTTCTGAGGCTTTCGCTTCGCTTTGTACTCTGAGAAGAGAGCACGTCGTCTGGGAGAACCACCGCCCTCCCAGACGACGACCATCCGGCGGGGACCCAGCGCCTCAGCTTTCGATGCTAGATCGTTGAGAAATCCAACGATCCCACCGACAGCCTGTCCGTTCGAACCCAGCGTGGGGTTCGCGCAGAAATGACGAGTGAACAGGTTCAAACCATCACAGAGAACAGTGGGTCTTCCGCCGAGCATCAGGCCTCCGGATCGATGTCACCGACCATCTGATCACGGAGAGCTCGCATCTCCTCGTAGGACTCAGGATCGATGTCAAGGTCACCCGTGCTCACCGTGGTTCGGATGAGCGACTTCTCGAGGAGGCCGTCGATCCACGGCTTGTACTGTGGATCCTTCCAGAGATCACCGAAATCAGCCTTGTAGAACTTCTTCTCAAGAATATTCTCATTCTTCTCGTTCGTCACCTTGATCGTCTTCCACGCCGAGGTGCCTTCCACCGAGACCTGATGGTCGTTCACCATGTCAGGGCCATGCTCACGGAGGACGTCGAACACCTCCTCATGCTCCTCGATCCCCTTACCGAAGATGATTCGGAATTCGACCTTGCGGAAGGGCGGTGCCACCTTGTTCTTGATCGTCTTCGCCCAGACATTGATGCCGATCGCCTCACCCTGCTTGTTCTCGATGTGTGAACCAGCGCCGAGCTTGAGGCGAACCGAGGCGTGGAATGGGATCGCCATGCCACCGGGGGTTGTGGTCGGGTCACCGTGCATAACACCGATCTTCGTACGGATCTGGTTGAGGATGACGAAGAGCACATTCTGGTCACCGATGACGCCGGTGATCTTTCGCATGCCCTTCGAGATCGCGCGAGCCTGAAGGCCGATTGTATCCTTGTCGTACGCACCCTCGAGCTCGGCCTTCGGTGAGCTTGCAGCGACCGAGTCCCAGATGATGGTGATCGGAACATCCTTCGCCATCGCCTTTGCCTTCAGGATCGTCTTCTCGGCGATATCAAGCACCTCCTCGGTGCAATGGGTGTCGACATAGACGAAACGCTTCGAGACGTCGACCCCGAGCGCCGCGAGGTTCTCTACCGAGGTGCCGTTCTCGGTGTCGATGTAGACCATGATCCCACCCATCGACTGTGTTGAGCGAGCGATCTGCGTCGCAATGTGGCTCTTTCCGATCGACGGAGGTCCGAAGATCTCCACGATTCGACCCTCAGGGAGCCCGCCGTTCGCACGATTCGAGATGACGAGATCGAGCTGCCTTGAACCGCTGGAGATCCAGCGCTTCACGTGGGTCGGTGAGGTGTCGACCGCCAGGTTGTAGGCGATGCGGGATCCGTGATCCTTGTTGAGGGAAGAGATAAGCTCGCTGGTGAAATCATCGGCAGCTGTCTTCGCTGCCGCAGTATCCTTCTTTGCCATTTTAACTCCTGCTGTATTCTAATGTGACGGTCCTGAAAGTGCAAAGGGCAGGGAAGCTTACTCAACTTCCCTGCCCCAGCATCATCCGATCAGGTGATCAGAACCCGCTGTCCTCGAGGTCAGCGAATGCATCATCAAGATCGCGGGCTGCCGCCTTCGGGCCGCCACCTGACTTCTTCGCGGGCTTCGGCTCATCATCATCGAACGCAGCGAGCTTGCTGTCAGTCTCACTGCGAGTCGGGTTGCCGCCGCCACGCTCACCACCGCCACCACCGCGGAAAGTTCCCTCGCTGCTCGAGGCGCCGCCGTTGATCCAGTCATTCACAACCTTCTGGATCTCCTCGTAGGACTTGAGGTTGACCGCCTCATCGACCTCCGGGATCGAATCGAGCCACTTCTTCGCCTGCGCAGAATCACGGCTGAGGGGCTCAACCTTCGCGCGGGGCGAGATCTTCGTGTCGGCAAACTGCTTGCCGGGAAGCTTCGAGACCGAGACACGGATGTCGCGACCCTCAAGCGGATCGGTGACGTCGCCGTAGTCCTCATCGAGCATGAGATTCAGGATGTCCTGGTAGACCATCTTACCGAAGGACCAGATACGGACGCCCTTGTCCTCCTCGCCACGCACGATGACAGGAGCGAAGGTACGCATCTTCGGAGCGACCTTCTTGGCGAGCTCGCGGCTCGTGTCGCTGCCTTCATCGTAGAGCTTACCGCGGAGCTCCTTGATCGGATCGGGCTTGCCGAACTGGAAGGGTGAGAGGATGCCCGGGCTGTTGCCGACACCGTAGTAGTACCAACGATCCTTGAAGGGCTGACCATCGTTGTTCTGGAATGCCAGGAGTCGAACCGTGTACTCCTTACCCTCCTCGGGCTTCCACTGCTGGTCACGCTTGTTGTTCTTACCGGAGAGTTCGCCGAGCTTGCGGCGGATTGCGTCGAGATCGATTGCCATGATAGTTTGTATGTCCTTGAGTGATTGATTGTTGTTGATAGACGGAGAGTTTCGGCTTGCGCTTCCCCTCTCCGGGGTTTACCCGATGTCCCGCCTTTCGAGCCAGAACATAGGGAGATTGTAAGTTATGGTTTGCTGATTTTCAGCGGCTGCGGCGCTTTTTCTTCCGATCGACGCCACCGAAAGATCGACGGGTGATGTTGACAATATTCCGACGTGGACCAGGCGGACGCATGCCAAGCGGCATCGTGTAACCAGCGACCGCACCGGCTCCCGAAAACTCATCTATGCTGTCCTCGTCCATGCACCCGCTACCCTCCTCCATCTCACATGCGATCTCGTCGAGAGATTCCATGATCATGAGACGAAGAGCGTTCCTGTTCAGTTTTTCCATATCCTTAATTATTCGGTTCCGACCTTTCTGACGAGAATATCTCGCGACGAGCGCAGGAGAATCGTGAGGGTCGGCTCAGCGGTGGGGGCGAGACGGCTCTCAACCCAGTCGGGTGGACGGCTCGGGCCACGGATCGCCATGAACTCCTCCTCGGTGAGCTTCACACCATAGTGATTCAGCAGGAAGAGAGAACGCTCAGGGATCGTCATCCGGGAGAGACGCTCGTTCGGCTTGTAGAATGCCCCGAGCTTATCACGACGCCAACCTTCCTCCTCGGGAACGAAGTAGGGCTCATCCAGATTGCCGATCTTTCCAATCTCGTGGAAGAGACCGACAAGCAGGATTGACTCCGTCGTAGCTCCCATGCCGAAGCCATCGTTGAGCTTCTTCATTCCCTTCGCGACGGTGATCGCCTGCTGGACGAGGCCACCGGGTTCACATCCCGGGCTGTCATTTCGAGGCTCAGCGGGGCACATCAGTATCCTGTCACCGAGATCCTCGAGCATTCGATTGATCCCGTCACCATGGTCGGTGATCTTCTCGGCCAGCTTTGCGTAGGAGGTCCAGAGGTCAGTCAGCTCTCGTTCGTTCATCATGCTTATATCATCACATGATGACGTCAGTTTTACACGTAAATCTCGACCGTGTTTCCAGATAGTCCTACGCGCAGGTTATTAGGCATGGCGATCTTGCCTCGCTGCTCGGCAGCCCACAGGGTCGACTTGATCATGCGGATCGCGACAGCGCCGGTGCCGAAGGAAATCACGTCAGCGCGAGCGTTGATCCTGATCTTGGTCCTATCGTTCGATGGGACGGGATCGCTGTACAGGCCAGCGAGTGGCTTCGATCTGACGGCGTACGAGAGCATGTTAACGATGTCCTGGACCCAGTCATCTCCCCCACCCTGGAATGATTTGAGGTTCAGACCATTGCAGATAAAAGCCGGATCTCTCTCCGCCCTCCCGAGGTCCCTCTTCGTCGTCCACGACGGTGGTTTGTCGCCGAATGATCGACCGAGCTTTCCGAGAAGCTTTTGACGTATGGGTGTCATGATTCCTCAGGCTCTAAGTATGCTGGTGACAGGGAAACCTCGAAGTGTCCCAGGCCATCGATCTCGATTCCCTCCTGAACAATCTCACCCAGCCTGCCCATCGCGTCCGGATGCACGTCGAGGAGCAGAGCATCGTGAAGCACGTAGCACGGCACAACATCGAGATCCTCCGACTGAAATATCCTGATGAGATCACCGAAGCCGCAGAGCGCGATATCGACGGCAGTGGACTGCGTGTAGTGTGAGATGAGCAGGTGGCCCTCATTCGCCTCGCGAAGGGGCCGACCCCAGTAGCTCTTTATCGCCCCTGACCTCGCAAGCTCGGAGCTCAGCTTCGCCCTCAGGCTCGGAAGACCGAAGTACTCCTCGATCTGGCGGATGGATTTCAGGCTGATCTGGCCTACCTCCTCGGTGATTCCAGCTCGTGAGGAACCGTACAGCATCTTCAACGTGGCAAGCTTCACCTGCCTGCGTGTTGCGCCCCCTCCGATCCTCTCTGCGACATCCGAGTAGATATCGTTGGGTGCAGACCCATTCGCGAGGAGACGTAGGACACGGGGCTCGAGGGACACAAAGTCGACCTGCATCACCCTACCCCCATCGAACCTGCTCGAGAGGATCCGACGATGATCCTTGTGAAGGGTCAGGATCCGCGGCCCCTCGCGGACCGTGAGACGACCTGTCGCAGTCGCGTGAGAGTACACGGGTGGTAGGCACATCGAGTCGGGACCCGGTTCGAAAGAGTCCAGGGTCACGCTGCCGCCCTTTCCTTGCTCAACGCGGAGGGCTGCAAGATCGACACGACAGGATCTCAGCTGTGAGAGGACGTAGCGTGAGGTCCTCAACGTGTCAGCGTAATCGCCTACCGCCTCCAGCATCTCCTCGAAGTCCGAGGCGATCGAGCGGATGTGATCACCGAGGACCTGCTGTGGTATCACAAGCGGCCACGGGACGCTCCCGCGGGCGATTCCGTCCAT